CATAACAAAAGAGGCACATTGATAGTGCCTCTAAGTCTAATAACTCCGCTTGGCACAAAAATTAATAGTCTTATAAGACACTATCAATGCTGCCAAGCTGTTTTTCAATGTTCTTTAATTGTTTAATTCATAGTCTATTTGTCCTTCTAAGACATCTAATCTACTCTTTGCCCCAGATAATACCTGTATGATAGTTATCCAAGCCTTACGCTCATCTAGTACCCTCATCTTGCTCTCCACAGAGTCTTTACCACCAAGGTATTGGTCTGCTGACAGTAGATAACTTCTAGCGTGTTCTATCAAATTCTTACCTGCTGTTGTTTCTGCTAGTTCTTTATATCTTGATTCTATTAGGATTGCATCGTGAAAATGGTCTAGTTCTCCTTTGGTAACTTCATCAGTGTTACCTCTACCATCTTTAACCCATTCTATAAGTTTTTGTAGTTTATCGTACATAAGCCAAGCTATTTAAACATTACTTAATAACTGTTGTCTTTGGGGGTTTGCACCACCTACATTAGGTTGTGGTGTTCCAACTTCTCCAGTTGGTTTACCTTGTTCTGGTGCTATAGGAGCTTCTGCTCTCTCTTGTAGGATTGCTTTAGCCATATTCTTTCTTGCAAAGTCCATTTCACCAGCTAAATGTTGCTGTATTCTATCTTCTACTTCGGATTTAAACTCATTAGCATTTAGATAATCAATGTGTCTTCTTATGTGCATTGTTGTAGCACCTTTGTTTGGTTCTACATCTTCTTCTAGCATCTTTTGATTCTCTTCTTCTGCTATTGCAAGGATTTCTTTTTGTCCTTGATTTTGAGTATCCATTAGGTCATATATCTCATTCTTTTCAAAACCAGCTATCTCAAGTATGTTTTCTTCTAATACAGGTTGATTGATTAAAGGATTTCCTCTTTCAGATATAAGAGTATCAAATTGTAGTTTCTCTTGTCTTGCATTGGCTCTTGCTTCTGCTTGTAAACCTGTAACATTAATATCAAACTCTGTTAAATCATCTTTTACTACCTTTGTGAAGTTTACACCACTCTCTCCTGTCATTCTAATAGCCATAGACTCGTCTAAATGCTCTTTTAAGCCATTTATATATCTAATACCCATTCTTATCCAAAAGCGTCCATAAGAGCGATTATATAAGCCTAGTCTATCTGCTGCTTGAGCTAGTTCACCTTCCATAATACCAACCTTCTTATCTTCTTCATTTACACCTTGTAATGAGCCACCTATACCACTATTTTTAGCTTTCTCATTATCTAGTACACCCCATAAAGATGTAGTATCTCCTAAAGCAGGATATTTAAACTCATATATGCCATTTTGTATGTTTTGACCTTTTGTTTTAACAGGTACTACACCAGCCCATCTAGGCTCAAGTAGAGCAGGATTAGGAAACATCTTTGTATCATAGGCTTTCATTCCAAAGTTGTTATACATTCTGTTGTCTAGTGCCTGATTGATAATGTCAGATTTAGCAAGGATTATATCTCTTACTTGGTCAGCAGGTGCGGGAGTCCAAAACTCAAAGGCATCAGGATTAGTAGCCCAACTATCAATAGGGAATAATGGGTCACCATTCTCATAGTGTTTAGTTGTAAAGATTTCTTTTAGCTTCTCTACTCTTATAGGTGTTTTACTATTAGTTTCATAGAATACTAAGTATCTTGTACCTTCAAAGGTTGTGTACCATTGTCTGAATTTAAATTTACCTTTAACAGGTTCACTATCATTTAAACCCAATATAGATAGTCTGTTAGCTTTTTCTTTTAGTTCATTGTCGTTGTCTTCTCCTTTGTTCTCTTCACTTGTACCATTTTTAATATCTAAAACATTCTTTTGGTCGTATCTATCATCATCAACAAAATCATCTATTTGTTTAAAGATGTTATCAATACCCATATACATAGCGTTCTCTGTATCTTCTCCACCAGTATTATGGTCAATTAAGAAGTCATAAGGGTCTACTAATTCAAGATTAGATTTGTATTCAGGTTCACTCTCTCCATAGAATTGATATATAGCTCTACCATACAAAGCAGCACCTTTCTTACCTAGTAGGTCTTTGTATCCCCAGTCTTCGTGTTGGATTGAGCTTTCTACTTCCCATAACTTAGTAACCTTTTCAGCTTTACGAACATCAGCTTCTTCTATAGGTTGAAACTCTAGGTTAGGTTGGTCATCTATCTTAGATAAAAGAGTATCTACAAAACCTTGCATTTCTCCAAGTCTATAGTTATGTCTTCCTCTTAGTTGTTTCTTTTTCCTATCAAAGTATAGGTCTTCGTTAGGGTGCCAAGATTGAGTAATACGAGGATTACGATACTTTAAAGCTATATCGTATTCTTCTAGGACTTGTTTCATTATTAATGTTGTGTCTTTCATAGTTTATATAACTGCCAAGCTATATATTAATTCCAGTTGTTTTCCCATTCTTGGGTTTTAAAAGTTTGTTCATCGTTTACCATTTCAGGTTCTACTATTGAAGCATACCTGAACTCGTCAGCAGCGTGAGATGTAAAGTCGTGGTCTGGTTTATCAGAGAACATTCCTTTATTCTCTATCCACTTGCGTTTGTATTGACTTATAAGGTCAATCCATTTATTACACTTCTCTTTATCTACCCATAGTCTGCTAGACATTAGCTTGGCTCTCTCTATTCCTTCCTCTATAGGGAGATTAGGTATTATATCAAAGTCTATACCTAGTCCAGATGCTATCTCTAGTCTGCTCTTGCCTGTGGTAAACTCTCTTACCTTTATATCGTGTGGAGCAAAGTGCTTTCCATATATATAAGGTTTATTCATTAGTATTTTTACAAAATGAGGTAGTCCTTCTCCTGTATTCTCATAGTAGTCAATCTTTCTTACCTCTTGTCCTATCTTTTGGTAAAAGCCAATACTTGTTGCATCAGCTACTCCTAAATCCCATACTGTGTGAACCTTTAGTGCTGGGTCATAGGGTACTTGTTTTATTCTTGGTCTTAACGCCATTATTTCTTTAGAATATATAGCTCCTTTTATTGAAGCATCAAATGAACAGTTAAACTCTTGTGCGTATTCGTCTTCACTCATTGTTTCTCTTGCCTCTAAGAGTTCTTGCTCATCTATAATGTTTGTATCATCTGCTGTTAGTAGTAGTCCAAGCCATTTATCGTTTTCTACTGCTCTATTATACATTGTGTGAAAGTCATTTCTACCCTTTGGTGTTCCTATCCATATAGCATATCCTTTGTGGTCTGCTAGTGCTGGTCTTATAATTTCAGTAAAGATATTGCTAGGTTGTTGCGAGTATTCATCAAATACTACTCCCCATAGAGCCATTCCACGAAGACTATCAGGGTTATCAGCTCCATATAGAGTTATTCTACTGCCATTTTTAAAGTCTGCTCTTAACTCTGACTCATTAAATACTACTCCATCTACCTTTCTTGCGTATTCTTTTAGTAAATCCCAAGCTATATTCTTAGACTGTTTGTAAGTTGGAGCTACATAAGCATACTTACTACCATTAACATTCATTGAATCTCTTACCAAATGGTTTAAACAAGCTACTGTCTTTCCTGCTCTTCTATGAACAACTAGTACTTTCCATCTTTGTTTACCTTCGTGTAACGCTTTAGTCCACAACCTCGGTATGTAGATTATCACTCTCTTCTTGGTTGTCATATTCTCCCCAGTCATAGTTCTTTAAATTAATAATCTTCTCTTCTGGTTGATATTTACCCTTTAGTTTATAATAGTCTGATAATGCTCTCATCTTAACTCCTAAGTCAGTATGTTGATTGACTAGGAATAGATGTTGTTTTTCTATATTCTCATCATTGAATCCTCCACCTTCTAACAAATCTCTTATTCTTTCTATAACCTTAATATTACTTAATAGTTGAGATGTTGCTGCACAAGCCGTTTTATACCAGTTTGGTTTGCTCTTATCTATATCATATACCTCTAAATAACTTTGTACTCCGTTACCAAATAGTTCTTTCTCTCCATTAATATAAAGTTGGCAAAACTTTTCTTGTCTTTCATTTAGTTTACTGTCTGCCATATAATTTAATCTCTTCTATGTTTAAAACATTTATGTCCTGTATTAAAGTTTGG